ACTTCATAGAGGTTTGGTTTAACGGATATAATGCAGACGGTACTGTAATGTCACCGACACTATTTTATACATTGTATAGAGTCATTATTCTAGATATAGACGTTAAAGTTACTGAAGGTGGCAGCGTATATAAATTAACAGGTGCATTTGATGGCGATATAGGCCATAGTAATGAGATATCTATTCCTGCAGCAAAACTTACTGTAACAGCATCAACTCTTAAAGAATTCTTTATAAATTTTGCAACGCAATTGAATCTACAAGCTAGTCGTATTGATTATTCGCCAGAATCTGTTCTGCCAACTACATCAATAAATGTTACTACGCCTCCATTGAATACAACATCAACAATTTATTATAGCTTCAATGTACCAACTAATATGCAAGGTTGGACATTCAGACAAGGTCAGCAAACTGATTGGACATCACAACGAGCAGCCGATATGATAATAACACCAAATGGAGGAGTAACTACTTTTACTATCTCTAACGGCGCGTCAATAGAATCGATAATTAATGCTGTGATAGCAACATGTCCTGATGTAAATACATGGATAGGAACAAACACTGGTCCTAACAATGCTGCGAATATATCTAGTACAGGGGTAGCAACTTGGGTAAAAATACATGCCGTAACGGTATTGGGTGCATTTTGTACTACTCCATTAAATGATTATACTCGATCAGTATTATACAATATAATACCATATACGACTACAATTGTGCCAACTACAAATAATTTAACAGCTCAATTAGAAAATACCCCGGGAACTCAAGTAACAAAACTTTCTAATTTGGCAAGTGCAGGAGCATTAACTAAAGTATATGATTATATCTATACCGGATTGAACACTGAAGTTATTAATTTTGATATTAGTATTGATAGTGCATGGCAGCTATCACAACCTCAATGGTTAGCTTTGAATAATTATTCTAACAGCACCCAAGGACCATTAATGCAGAGTAATAGCGCTATGGATCAACTTATTAGAGCTGGATATCTTAATAAGCCTCTTAATATTACATCTCTTCAATCTGATTCAGGAGGTACTTCTTATTTAGAAGATCAGGTTACTATAGGAACCAGTGCTGTATTTACATTGGTTACCAGACCAGTAAATATGCCTACAGCACAAAGGACAGATATTCTATCCGACGCTAATAAAGCTTGTACAATATCAACTCCTGGCGATATTCCAGATAGTCGAGCTTTTGTTAGTAATTACTTGCAACAATTAACTAGTAACGTACCTTCATTTATGATAGTTGATCTAGAAATTAGAGGAGACCCATATTGGATGGGTCTGGGTAATGTAGATGAGAATGTACTTGCAGGACAACTTGGTCAAGGTTCGTCATCAAATGGCGCAAATGATCCAAGGGCACCATTTTTATCTACTTCGTGTATGTTTATATTAGCTTTCCGAACCGGAACTAACTATAATCCAAGTACAGGAATTATGGTATTTGATTCTACAAGTGCATTATATAATGGTGCATATATGGTAATGGCAGTAACTAATAGTTTTAAACATGGAAGTTTTACGCAGACATTAAACGGGGCTAAGGATATATTTTCACAAAGTATAACCACTACGGTTACACCTTAATTTAAGCGATGATAGGAATAATTTATGGAATCAGGATTCAAGCGAACAAGAGATACACCAAGAGGATTTGAATTAGTTGCTGACGGTCGAGCTGCGCCGCTTAATAGCATTTATGTTGGGTTTGTTAGATTAATTGATGATGTTATATCAATGGGTAGATTATCAGTTTGGATACCAGAATTAGGTGGTGATCCAAACGATCCAAATAGCTGGTTTATATGCAATTATGCAAGTCCATTTGGTGGTGCATCAAATGTTTATAACGTTATGGCTGGCGGAACGTCCTGGACTAGTTCGCAAACCAGTTATGGTATGTGGTTCGTTCCACCTGATTTGAATAACGAAGTCGTAGTATGTTTTATCAATGGTGATTCTGGACGAGGTATATGGTTTGCTTGTCTTTATCAACAAAATATGAATCATATGGTTCCTGGTATTCCAGGTACGGTTGCTACGGCTGGACCTGGGCAAGCTACTATTGACAACGCTGATTCATTACCAGTCGTTGAATATAATAAAGCAAGTAGTAATTTACAGATAGCTATGTCGGCCAGACCTGTATTCACTCCATTAGCTAGTCAATTACAAATACAAGGATTAGACCAAGATATATTGAGAGGAACTAGTACATCAGGTGCTAGAAGAACTGACCCTCCAAATTCTGTTTACGGTATATTGACTCCATTACAAAATCAGTTCGTTATGGATGATAATCCAGGACAAGCATTTATTAGATTGCGTACTCGTACTGGTACACAAGTATTAATAAGTGATACCGATGGTAGTATATACATTAATAGTGCTGATGGTAGTAATTGGCTTAATATGAATTCAGATGGTACCATTGATATCTATGGAATGAAAGATATAAGCATACGAAGCCAAGGTAGTTTGAACTTTCGTGGTGATATTGATGTGAATATTGAAGCTGGTCGTACTATCAATATGAAGGCGAGAAATGACGTTAATGTCCCTAATCCTAGTGCGCCTAGCATGGATAAGCAAGCAAACGGTGGTAACATCAATATTGAATGTAATATGGACTTTAACTTAACAGCAGGGAACATATACACTTATGCAGGTAATATTCATGCCAGATCAGCAGGTAATATATTTGATACAGCAGACGGTCCACCAACTCCCCCAGGTGGACAAAAATCACATTGGGGTAATATTTATATTAAGGCAAATGGTAATATCTTTATAAATTCGAATAACAATATTGCTATACAATCAAATTCTAATATTTACATACAAGCTGACAACTTGATACACATAACTTCAAATCTAGACTTGTTACTCAATTCTGGTGGTAACGTTACTATAAATGCTAATGCTAATATAGAAATAGGTTCGATGGGTAACATCCATATATTGGCTGCGGGTAATATAAACGTAGTATCTATGAATAGCATGGTTATACAATCAGACATGAATCTAAACATAAATTCTATTAATGTTATGGTTATACAATCGAATGAAAGTATAGTTATTGGAGCACAAGGTCAGATAGATTTATTATCACCAAATGATAGTATTTTCATTGCAAGCGGGTTAGATGTATGGGTATCAGCTTACGAAGATATTAATGTTGTAGCTGGTAGGAATATAATAATTGATGCTTTTCATACATTAAATGAATTTAGTAACATTATTGAAAAATTAGAAAGAATTGCCGTGTATACTGTTGAAGTTGATCAGCTTGATTCATTGAGTGTAAGTCCAGACGAACACAAAGAAATGTATAGATGGGCCAAACAAGGACAAATGCCAGTACCTCCAACTGATATTGATCAACAAGATAATCAAATATTTGGTCCGGGGGCATATTCACCAATTGATAGAGAAACAATACTTTATAGATTACCATTTCATGAACCATATCCATATCATGCAGGTACACTAGTTGGAACCGATAGTTATATTAGTGAAACTAGTGGTAATCCATTGATTGATCAATTTACTGGATTACCAATGCAATTAGGTTCTATTATTCCTGGTGCAACAATACCTGGACCATTAGTTGGTATTCCGATCTCAGGTATGCACCCAGGAACTTGGATAGGAACTGATTATGTTAATGGTGTACCACAATATTCATTCCAAGGACCTAATTCAAATTTAGCATCAGCGTCATCATATCAATTGAGTGCATTGGGAATACAATTTTTAATTAAGTATGAAGGATTTAATCCATTACCTTATACTGATTTGGGTGGTCAAATTTGTATCGGTGTAGGTCATGCACTTACACCTGACGAAATATCAAATCGATATACAAATACATCTGATGGTCAGATACCTTGGAGTCAAGGACTTAGTGATGATGAGATTATGGGATTATTAAATCAAGACCTGTATGATCAGGGTGATCCAATTAAATTGGTACCAGTAATAACAGATGGTGTATATAGCGGCTGCGGCGGGGCATTAATAACTCAGGCACAATTTGACGTAATTGTTAGTTTTTGCTTTAATATTTGTCCTATTCCGTTTATGAGTAGTACTTTTGCTCAGCAACTTACCGCCGGTAATTATGCACAAGCAATTATAGAACTACTTAGATGGAATCAATTATTAGGATCAGTTAATCAACAAATTAACAATAGAAGAACTGATGAAGCATCTAGAATTTTGAATCTAAATGTAACGCTATAATATAAATCTGATTAAGTTATGCTTTTATACAGTCATAAATAAAACTAACTTAATTGGATCTAATATGGCAGTTGTACAACAGAAAAGATTATTCGTAGGTTACAGCACACTTGATACCACCACCAAGAGGCAGCAATTCGCTGACATACCTTTAATTAAACGTGACCTTATAAACAATTTTTATACAAAACCTGGCGAACGGTTGATGTTACCTACTTGGGGATGTGGTATCTGGCAGTTGCTATTTGATCCTTTTGATGCAGTTACTCAAGATGCTATTGTTGATCAGGCTAAGATTGTAATTGCAAATGACTCTAGACTAGTATTACAAAATATAAATGTTGTTCAAATTGATGCTGGGTTGCTAATACAGATGGAGATCTTGTATGTCCCCTTTAACGTTGTAGAAACTTTTACTCTCACTTTCAATAACACGGCTATTACATAAGGTACCTAAATGATAATTAATGAATTTTATGTATATGCATATATCAGAAATAAAGATTCAATAACTGCTAAAGCAGGTACTCCTTATTATATTGGTAAAGGTAAAGGAAAAAGAATGTTCAGTGATAAACATAATAATGTTCCTATACCAAAAGATAAACAATATATTGTTATATTAGAATCAGGTTTAACTGAAATTGGAGCGTTAGCATTAGAACGAAGAATGATACGTTGGTGGGGTAAAAGAAGTGATGCAGGAATTTTATTAAACAAATTAGATGGTGGTGACGGCGCAACTGGATTAAAACATACCGAAGAAACTAAAAGAAGAATCGCCGAAGCTGTTAGAAATCGACCACCTAGATCAGATGAATATAGAAAAAATATATCTAAAGGACAACAAAATCGACCACCCATATCTGAAGAAACACGAAAGCGATATTCTGAAGCACAATTACGTCGACCAAAAGGTCAGAAACGATCTCCAGAAGTTCGAGCAAGAATGACTTTAGCTCAACAGAACAGACATGCCAATGGATGGGCCTTCTCTGAAGAGTCTAGAAATAAAATGTCTGAATCACAAATAAAAAGATTCAATGAGCATCCTTTATCAGAAGAATCTCGTAAAAAAATATCTAATGCTCTAAAAGGAAAAATAGTATCAGGAGAAACTAGGCAAAAATTATCTGATGCAACTAGCAATTTTTATGATAATTTACGAGAACAAGGAATAATTATTAAACGTGATCCAATAACAGAAGAAACTCGAAAAAAGATGTCAGAACGTGCTATGAATATGTCAAATGAACATAGAGAAAAATTGTCTATTGCAGCCAAAAAGAGACCTCCTATGTCAGATGAAATAAAACGTAAAATTTCAGAAACTAAAAGAAATAAAACTAAAGAGGGCATAATATGACTGTAACGGCTCAGCAAAGACAAAAACAACTTTTTTGTGCGGAAGATTGGCAAATTCTATATACTGCATTTACAACCGTTAATTTTAATGCATATGATTTCAATACTATACGTACGGCGTTAATAACATACATACAGATTTCATACCCCGAGGATTTTAACGACTGGATAGAGAGTAGTGAATTTGTTTCTATCATTGAACTTTTGAGTTATGTTGGTACCAGTTTAGCACTAAGAATGGATTTGAATACTCATGAAAATTTCTTAGATACGGCACAGCGTCGTGAAAGTGTATTTAGACTAGCTCAAATGTTAAATTATCAACCACAGCGTTGTTTAACATCTGTTGGATTTTTGAAAATCCAACAGATTGTCACTAATCAAACCGTATATGATAATGATGGAAACAATTTAGCCAACATACCCATTAATTGGAATGACCAAAATAATGCTGATTGGTACGAACAATTTATTATAGTATTAAATTCTGCACTTAATTTAACCAACCAATTTGGTAATCCAAATGAAAGTGGTACTGCTGGTAGTATTCCTGCTGATTTATATGCATTAAATAATGTTTCAATTCCTACTAGTGTGATACCATTTTCTGCTGCTGTGTCTGGTAATAATATGAATTTTGAATTAGTGAATCCAGATTTTGCACCAACTGATAGTACATTAATGCAATTAGGACAAACTGGCTATTTTATTGAACAACCTCCAAATCCAGCAAATAGTTGGAATTTTATATATCAAGTAGATGGTAATGGTTATGGTAGTCCAAATACTGGATTTTTTGCTATGTTTAAACAAGGTACATCCGGACATAGTGATTTTAGTTTGACTTTACCAGTAGCGAATAGAGTTGTAGAAGTTAACGCAAATGGTGTAAATCAAACAGATGTTTGGGTTGAAAGTATAAGTGGTAATGGAGCAGTTGTAACAAATTGGGTTCAAGTACCAAGTGTAAATGGATTTAATATTATCTATAATAGTGTTAGTCAACAAATAAGAAATATTTTTAGCATAATAACTAGGGATAATAATGGAAATGATCAAGTTAGTATAAGATTTGCTGATGGTAATTTTGGTAATATTCCAACTGGATTATTAAGAATTTGGTATAGAACTAGTAATGGTTTACAATATCAGATAAGACCAGCTGACATAACTAATGCAAAATTTAATTTTGCATATAATGATAATTTTGGTAATACATATTCATTAACTATTAATACGGCATTGCAACAAACGGTATCTAATAGTCAGGGGCACGAAACAAATGCACAAATAAAACTAAATGCACCTGCAGTGTATTATACCCAAGACCGTATGGTTAATGGTGAAGATTATAATTTATACCCATTGCAGAGTAGTCAGGCCTTAAAGGTCAAGGCCGTTAATAGAACGTATAGCGGACAAAGTCGGTATATTGACTTAAATGATCCTACTGGTTCATATCAAAATACTAATATTATAGGTGACGATGGCATTTTATATTTTGAAACAGATATGAATACTTTTATTATTCCTATTAATAGCACCTACAGTAACAAATTGATAGCTGTTAATTTTATACAACCAGTGTTAAATGGTGAAAATGGATTGCAAAATACAGCAATAGAATTGCGTGATTTCTTTTATACATTTTTCCCAAGACAGACACCACCAACTACTATTTGGCAATCAAGTAATGGTACAACTTCAAATAGTGGTGCATTTTTCAGAAATACTATCACTATTCCAATTGGAAGTTCGGCGGCTAACGGCGATCAGGTAGCATATATTACTCCTGGTGCATTGATCAAATTTAGTTCAAGTGGTTGGACATCGGTTGTGTCAGTTGTTGGGGATGGAACTGGAAATAATTTAAGTGGTATATTAAATACAGGAGTTGGTGCAGTTACATTAGCAAGTGCAATATCTAATAGTGATCAAATCGTCAGTATCTATCCAGCCTTTGATACAACCTTAAATGCTTCAGAATTAGCTAGTATAACGACCGCATTAAATGCAAATCAAACATTTGGATTGGGTTATAATCCATTGGCGACTACCTGGTATGTTATAACAAATAATAATTTAAATACTACACAGGCATTTAGTATTATTAATGCCGGTAGTCAAAGTAGTATAAATGCAGATTCAAGTTGGTTATTGCTTATCAACTATGTAAATGGTACAAATTGGACCGTAATAAGTAGAGCTGAACGTTTTGTAGTTGAGAGCGTGCAAGAGGCCAGGTTTTTCTTTATAAACACTATGCCAATAATAGACATTAATACAAATAATGTTGTGAATGATAGTATCAATATACTTGGAATAAACTCTGCACCAAATAGTACTTCTGCTCTAGGCAGCGATTATTATTGGAAAATTAAAAATCAATTTGTATATCCAGATGGATATGCTGAACCAAACAGTGTGCAAGTAACATTTTGGGATAGTATAGTTGAAGGTACACCTAATAATCCAGATGAATTCATTAGTATAATTGATCCATTGAATGGTAATCTAAATTTTGTTTTCTGGCAGTTAATCCAAACAAATGACAATTATAATTATTACAATCCTATAACAATACCAGTAACAGCTATGTTTACTAATTTAATGTTAGTGCCAACAATATCATCTACATTCTGGTTAACAAATACAATTGCGTTTGTTATTCCTACAGGAACTTTTTATTCTATAGTTAATGGCATAGTAGCAAATGTTAGCTCAACTTATAAGTATAGAGTAGGAAGAAATAATTTATACTTTGTTTGGAAACATTATGCTCCTTATGATCAAAGAATAGATCCTGCAATTATGAATATAATTGATATCTATATATTAACATCGGCATATGATACAGCATTGAGAAATTGGATAGCAACGTCTGGCGCAGCTAGTACAGAACCAATCCCACCAGATTCAAATGAATTGTTAACTAGTTTCAATTATTTTTCACAGTTTAAGATGATGACAGACCAAATAATTTGGCATCCCGTTAGTTATAAATTACTATTTGGTGTTCAAGCCGACACTCCTTTACAAGTTGTATTCAAAGTGGTTAAAACTGGCGGAAGTACATATAGTGACAATGAAGTAAAAAGTTTAGTTATTGCACAAATTAATAGTTACTTTTCTTTAGCAAATTGGGATTTCGGACAAAGCTTTTTCTTTACAGAATTAGCTACATTTATACATGTTAACTTAGCTACTATTGTAGGGAGTATAGTTATAGTTCCAAAAAACGGACAGGGCGTGTTTGGTGATTTGTTTGAAATTAAATGTGGTCCAGATGAAATCTTTATCAGTTGCGCGCAAGTATCTGATATACAAATAGTTGCAAACCTGTCAGAGGCACAGTTAGGAATATCTTCAAATGGTTGATACTAAAAGACGAATTATAAAATTATTACCTGAGATTAATCAGACCCCTATTCTTAAGAAATTCTTTGCTGCTACTGTTGACCATTTAATGCAGCCAGAAAGTGTTGAATTCTTAACTGGATATATAGGAAGTAAGCCAAGTTATTATAATCCATCAACTGACTATTATGTTAACGAACCAACTATTGATAGAACAAATTATCAACTTCCTGTTACAGCTATCAGTGATAACGTTTTATCTGGGTTCACAAACAATATAATGTTCTATGATGATATTATTAATCAATTAGCATTTGATGGGGCAAACGTTAATAATCATAGTAGATTATTTGAACAAGAATATTACAGTTGGGCACCACCGATTGATCTTGACAAATTAGTAAATTACACTCGATATGTTTGGCTTCCGCAAGGACCTAGTCCTATACAGCTATTAAACCAAACAAATGCAGCAGTTGATATTATTGGCCAACAGAGCTACACATATACAGGTGCTTACTTATTAACCAGTACCAATCAGATAGTAATAGGGTCTCTTCAGTTTACTACAGGTTTAGCAATAATTTTGATGAATGATGTTGATTATAATATTAACGGTGTTGAATATATAGTTAATATCAATGAATTGAACATAACATTAAATGTTGGGCCAGTGTTAATAAATCCAGCTTGGGATATTTATGGGTGGAATTTTGAAGGCTGGGATGGTAATTCTAACGTGTTTACTCCCATGTATACAACTATAAACAGATGGTCAAATGATCAAAACCAATGGAGTTTAGACAATAGTTGGTACCATATAGATGTAATTACTCTTTCACAAACACCGTTATTAGATTATTATAGTGCAATGGCACAACGACCTATTATCGAAATTAATCCTAATATTACACTTTGGGATTATGGATTCTATGGAAGACCACCAGTTGATATTGTTATGTATAATATTTCAAATGTATTTGCTACAGTAGTAGGAAAATCAATTTACGTATATGATGGTATTACTTTAGCTGATGGTATGAGAATTTTGATAACTGGTGATACCACAAAATCAAATGTAAACAATAGAATTTTTACTGTTACCGGAATAGATATATTACAATCAATTGAATTAACTATTGCAGCAGATGGTCAAAATCCAAATGGAAGTCCGACATATGGTGATAGGGTATATGTTAAATTTGGTGTATATCAAGAATACAATTTTTGGTTTACGGCTAATGGAATTTGGAGATGGCAGGGACAGCAATATTCATTAACATCGGCACCATTGTTTGATTTGTTTAATGAAGTAGGCACAAGTTTGAGCAACCCTGTTACATATCCAAACAATAATTTTGCCGGTAATCAGATATTTTCATATATCAATAATCCTGCAACAAGTCCAATTGATACTGTATTAAATATTAATGCGCAACGAGATTCATTTGGGGCATTACAGTTTAATAATGGATTAACATCTACTTCTGTTGGGTACACTTTAAATGGTACTAAACAAACATACCTTGGTTATATTTTCTACCAAATCATATCAAATGTCCTAACAAATTCAGTTACTTACAATAACGATTGGCATAAAGCGGCGGCACCTAGCCGCCAGTATATTTTAAATGATTATTTGAACTTGCAAATCAATTCTGCTATTATATCTACTACATTAAATATTGATCAATTACCTGCGCCTTATGTGATTGGAGAGTTACCACCTATAATAGTAATTTTAACCAGAAATGGTACACAATCACAACTTGTCAATGGTACTGATTATGTAGTTACGGTTAATAATATTAGTAGCCAGCCTCAGGTAGTAATAGCGCCAGGTACATTAATAACTAGTGATAGAGTAACAATTAGTAGTTGGAGTACTTCAGTACCCAAGGTATTAACTGGTTATTATGAACTACCAACTAACTTAACAGCAAATCCAAATAACAAAGACATAACTGTTATTAGTCAGGGACAATTAATAGATCATTTCGTACAGATTATGCAAAATCAGTATGGATTCACAGGAGTTGGATTAGGAGATAACAATTATAGAGATACTTATAAAGATTTAAGTTTGGGACAAACTATACTTCAACATCGAGCACCAATGCTTAAGATGATGATATTGAACAGTAGTAACGTAGCTACCGGACCTACCACAACAATAAGTAACACTAATCCTTTAACGGCGATACAATTTGCACAAAGAGAATATACTAGATTTTATAGTAAATTTATTAGAGCTCTATTCAACTTGTATAATAATGGTTATTCAGTTAATAATGCCGTAACTGATTGGCTAACAGCAGCTCTTAAACAAGTTAATGTAGGTAAGACTTTAAGTAGTCCTTGGTCAAGTAGTGGTTATAGTAATACACAAGGTGGGTATACTTTCCAACAATCAGCTACACCTAATTATATACCGCCCACTGCAACAAGATTGGGTGTAACTCCTGCGTATCAGCCAACTGTATATTACATAGGTGAAAATCTTGTTATACAGACACATGATGGTAGTCGTATTGTTATGGAAGACAATGATGGTAACCCATTAGGAACAATATTAGGTGGATACGTGACTACTCAAAGTCCTATATTGCTTAGTAATGGACTTGCAAGGGCATGGTTACAGTTTGAATTGAATCTATTTGATAATATGCCAATTGCATATAGTCAACCAGAATCGCCATTGGTATTTGATATTAGAACCTTTAAACCTGGTAAATGGAGAACTAATGGTTATTCTCAAGCAGAGTTTCTTGCAATTTTGCAACCTATGTTTGATAAATGGAATATTTCTAATCAGGTCGATTACGCTGCAAATACTACCTTTGATTTAAATGATCAATTTTCTTGGAATTATAGCAATCAACTAGATCAGCAAGGTCAATTTGTCCCAGGAAACTGGCGCGGAATATATAGATGGTTTTATGATACAGATAGACCAAATATATGTCCTTGGGAGATGCTTGGATTTAGTCAGCAGCCTACTTGGTGGACTACAGAATATGGAGCTGCACCTTATACAAATGGTAACACTTATATGTGGAATGATCTTGCGAATGGTATCATTCGCCAAGGTTCACGACAAGGAACATATACAGTTTGGGCAAGATCAGGATTATTAAATTGTATACCAGCTGATGACCAAGGTAATTTGTTACCTCCAAATGCCGCTGGTACAGTTCAATCGCTACCAACTGTATATCAAGCCAGAGCAGAATGGGTATTTGGTGATGGTGGTCCAATTGAATCAGTTTGGGTACATAGTCAAGAATATAACTTTGTGTTAGCACAACTTGGATATTTAATGAAGCCTGCACAATTCATTGAATATTGCTGGGATACATTACGAACTGAACAACTATTTGCTGGCACAACAGGTGACCAATGGATATATCTTGATACTAATAGCAGACGAGGAAGTGATCAATTTTACGTACAACGTGAAAATCCGTCAACTATTGGTCAGGGGCTAACTATACCAAATGAAACAAATCTGACTTATTATCAAAGTGGTGGTATACAGCACTGGATAAGTGAATATTTAATAAGTCAAAGTATAAACATTACAAATTATTTTGGTAATATCGTACGAGGATGTTTACCAAAACTTGCACATAGAGTTGGGGCTTATATTAATAGTAATACTGATCTAAGAGTAACAGTTGACAGTTTTGGTGTGATAGGTTATAAGACTAATCTTGTTCCTAGTGAAAACGTAAATGTGTATCTATATAGAAGTACAAGTACAGGAACTGTATTTTATGGTGGTGCTATAATTAAACAAGTAAGTGGTGGGTGGCAGGTATATGGTTATGATGCTATAGAACAACAATTTTATATAATACCTAGTAGTATAACTGGAGGTAAAGTAACGGCAACACTAGGAAATGTAAATGTTATAAGATACCTTAAAGGTATGACAAGTAATGGTCAGCCTATAATACAATCTGTGCCATACGGAACTATATTTGCTACGCAACAATTAGTTTATGACTTCTTAATAAGTATCGGTAGATTTCAAGAAAATCAAGGCTGGATATTTGATGAATATAATGCTGCTGGCAATAATATAGCTAATTGGGGTCAAGGTGCTGCAGACTTTATATATTGGTCACAGGTACAATTGTCAAATGGTAACTTTATATCTATAAGTCCGTTTGCAAATGCTGTAAAATATCATCAAGAATTTGGTAATATTGAATTTATAAATGGTATTATAGGTGGTACATACCCTATAGTAGATCGTGCAGGGTTCCCAATTAATACTTATAACTTAGAAATATTAAGATATGATGGTGAGATAACTGTACAATCACTTAATACTCAAGCTGTATATGGTCTACGATTGTTTACTACAACATTGGAACATGTTATAGTATTTGATAATCAAACAAGTTTTGGAGACACTATATATGATGATTTATATAATTTAGCACAACCTAGATTGAAAATTTATGCATATCGTACAAATGATTGGACTGGCAGACTTGATGTTCCTGGATATTTCTTGTATCAAAATCCTGTAGATAATACATGGGCAATGATATCAAATTTTGAAAAGACAACTAATGATTTTAGAAAATATTTTAATATTGATCAACCCAAGAATTTTGATGGATTGAACCCATTAAATGGAAATGTAACTACATTAACATCACAAAATAGTGTTATAGATAGAAGTGATATATCTGATTTAGCTAAACATTTATTTGGTTATCAACAGAGAACTTACCTCGAAGATTTAATATATGAGGACAGTACTGAATTTCAATTTTATCAAGGTTTTATTAGACAAAAAGGAACAACTTCTGCAATTAATGCAATAACAAGAAACACTGCGATAATACCAGCAGAAGAAACTTTTGAATATTTTGAAGAATTTGCATTAAGAATTGGTAGATATGGCGCTTCGGCGCTTAACACTAATATTGATTTCATATTAGTGCAACATCAATTCGTTAATGATCCACAACAAATAGCTCTATTCGGTGATATGAATAGTGATAGAGAAATTAACGGTATAATTGAATTCATACAAGGTGACCCACGATTTATTATACCTCCAACCACCTGGACTAGTAATAGATTTGCATTGCGTACATATTATGGGGCAAATTTCAATACTGACCTTCCAACTGCAGGTTATGTTGAACTTGGTGAACCAGATTGGTTAGTTGCGAACATAACAGTATTAACTAATTTGTATAGTACAAACGTGCAAAATCAATTTAATAATATATCTAATGTACAAATACAAGATCGTGACACTATCTGGCAGTTTATAGATTCTGCTACAGTATGGACTATTTGGGAATTTACATTAAGTCCTGCACAAATAGATTATACAGTCGCCACAAGTAATCCTGGTTCACCAACGCTTATAGCTTGTAAAAGCCCACATGATTTAGTTAATGGCGATCTTGTAACATTAGTCGGAATATCTAATGCAAGTGTATTGAATAATCAAACAGTTGTAATATCAAACGTTAACCAAACTGGTACAACGTTTACAGTTCCGACGACTACTTTTATAGCAGGATCGGGCGGAAATATATATGCGTATCGTAGAATCAGATTTGGTAACGTAACGTTACGTGATGATAATCCTCCGGTTGGTGGATGGATAGATGGTGATAAAGCTTATGTTGATTTGGGTGATGTTGGTATAAATGGTTGGAATGTTTACCAAATGTATAAAGGAACTTGGATAAGTATAAGATCTGAAAATCTTAAAGTTGAGCCGTCATTAATGCTATGGGCTAAATTATATAGTAAGACAACTCTTAATATGTTGGCCACTTTAGATTATTTTGATCCTGTAAAAGGATATATTCCAGGTATTGCCAATGTAGGATTAGATTACAAAAGCACAATAGATCCTGCACAATATAATAAAGGTAACACAAGTTTGTATCCAATGAATCCAAATGGAGCTTGGGAAGATAACCACGTAGGAGAAACTTGGTGGGATCTTAGTGCGGTGAGGTATATAGATTATGAAATTGGTGCAGATAGCTACAGATGGCAAAATTGGGGCCAAATCGCCCCAGGTACCAGCATTAACATTTATGAATGGGTACGAAGTCCTGTGTCGCCTACAAGTTGGGCTAGTTACGTTAGCAGTGGCCAAACGTTCTCGCTCTATGGCATCAATTATTCACCTTCGGGTATAGTAAGAAACGTTACAAATCCTGCATGGACACAAACAGTCGAATATAACTCAATAGGTACTGCAGGGACTTGGTATTACTTCTGGGTAATGAATGCAACTACATTGCCATTACCTGCTAACAGAACATTAACTACATTAGAAATGGCAAATACAATAGGAAATCCTAGTGCATATGGTGCTAGCTGGTGGGCAGCCATTGATCCTAATAATTTGTTAGTGTCGGGGGTAAGTAGTTACTTAAATGATACTGATACCGTTATGCAAATTTTGTATACACAAAAAGCAAATAATGGAAATGATCATAAGCAATGGACTTTAGTAAGAAGTGGAGATCTGGATTCAACTATTGACAATTATTTCTGGATTAAAATGCATGACAGTCTTGTTGGGTTTGATGGCCTTGGCAATAATGTTCCAGATACAAATCTTGATCCAACACAACGTTATGGTACATTGATACGTCCAAGACAGTCTTGGTTTAAGAATCAACAAATGGCTATTCAGATATATGTTACTACGGTTAATAACCTACTAAGTAACTTAGTAGTCTATGATAATCCAAATATTGCAAACTGGACATATTTCTTTAATCAGCAAGAACAAATACCTACTGAACCGAATGTATATACATATATTGTATCATCAATAACTGAAAGAAATAATATAGGTGCATCAGATGGAGAAACAGTATTAGTATTACCAACTATAGATACAAATTACCTTTGGGTAATTTATCAGTGGGAATATAGCAGTCAGACTTGGATAGCAATACGGGTTCAGGAATATAACACTACGGCATACTGGGATTATGTAGATTGGTATAGTGCTGCTGATGGTATCACTAGTAATACAATACCTTCTTATGTGGTACCAAACGAAGATTCATTACAAACATTAGTTGTTCCTACTGGAACAATTGCACAAGTTGAAAACAACGGAGCTAATCTTTGGGAGCTATGGTTATGGGATGGGATCAAATGGGATAGAGTTGGATTGCAAACTGGAACTATCCAATTACTACCTAGTCTATACGACGGTTCAGCCGTAAATATTAGCGATTTCAATCAAAATGGGTTTGATAGTCTGAACGGTTTTGATATAAGTCCTACTACTGAACTTAGTAATATTATTAACGGTATTCGATTTGCAATATTTGGTACAACTATTAGTAGTAATACAATCGAACTTAATCAAATATTTTTCGCTATGATAAATTATGTTCTAAGTGAACAAACTTTCGTAGATTGGATATTTAAGACTTCACATATAATATTAGAAGGATTTAATAATCCAGTATATACTGGTGAACTTTATCAGAGTGATAACATATCTGATTTATTAGCCTATATAAATGAAATTAGGCCATATAGAAGTAAGATACGTCAATTTATTAGTAGTAGATCAGCTCAGGATAATGTTTCTATATACACTACTGACTTTGATTTACCAGTATATAATGGTGAGGTATTAGATGTAAGCAATCCCGTTGATGCTAATATTATAGCTAGCACTAGTACCTCACAAGCATGGTATAATAATTATCAAACTAACCCAAGTCTTATTCGAACAATTAAGAGCACAATTCTATTTGATAGAGTTGCTAGTTTAAGCAAAGGATGGAACGTAGGAGGTTGGAGCAGTCTGGGTTGGCAATACGAAGGTGGTGCTACACCATCTTATGGTGCATTTGATAGAATACAACAATATTACAATCCAATTCAAGGCATGATACCTAGATATAGCGATGAACTTATTAGTGGTACGGCATATAAAGGAGTAATACTAAGTGGACTAGGATTTAATACAGATCTTGGTTGGGCAGCAAGTCCGTGGAATAGTATAATTGGTTGGGATGGCAACAAGAATAATTTTGATAACTATTTAGATTTAATAATATCAGGTGGTGTAAGTCCAGTTTATGATACATTTTATGGTAATGGTATTAATACATCATTTAATTTAACAAGGGTTCCTGTAGATATTCCTAATACAGCAGTATGGAGTAACAACATACTCAGAGTCTATGGTACAGATTGGATCATACCATCATGGCTAGCATATGTTAATATTATCGTTGGCGGTACTGGATACGAAATAGGTGAAATTGTAATACTTAATGTATCACCTAATGTATCACCTGCAAAAATGTTAGTTTCATCTATAGATGTAAACGGTGGCATAACTAGTTTGACCATATTCGATAAAGGAAAATATGATGTAGTTCCAAGTGGTGATGTAACATTAAGTTATCCTTCAACTTACATTGGATTTGGATCTGACGCAATTATTAAACCATTTTGGGGTGGTAGAACAGTTTTGTTTAATGTTGCACCTAGTGCATCAATAACTATTCCATCAGTTTATGTATTGTTTAGTGGTGAAACATTTGAACCTGCGCCAACGGGTGATAATGATATTATATTTGATGGGTTTGAATTTATACAACCTTACATAGCAGAAGATCACGCTGAAGAATTATATAGTTCTAAACTAACAAGCTCAATGAGAATCGATGTGTATAGTTCTGTAACAAGTGGACATCCAATTATATATACCAGAATGTATATAACAAATGGTATAACATCTCAATTCGACTGCGGTATTAGACCACAAGATGAAAGTAGCACAATAGTTAGTTTAAATAATAGTATATTAATGTATGGTGATTTCAACGATTATACGGTTAATTTCAAAACTAATAAAGTTGTATTAAACACAATACCTGCAGCACAAAGCAAATTACAAATTATAACAATAGGTAGTGGTGGTGCCGGCTTAGATATGGCAGAACCATTTGTTGTTACTCCTGGTACAAACTATGCAGTAGGTGATATAATAACATTAGCAGGTGGATATGGATCCTTAGCAAACGTTATAGTAGATACAGTTCAGGTTTCTCCAAGTTATTGGAAATCAGGTTGGGATATATTAGAATGGGAAGCGAGCCCATGTTGTTATTTGGGTGGTGATCCAGCTAACATTATAGTGGCTGGTTCTAATTTTGCTGTAGGGGACGAGTTAATACTAGCCAACGATGGTAATACTATAGTGTCGGTACAAGCAATGTTAACTATTACAAGTACAGCATTAATTACTGGTGCAATATTAGAAGTAGAATTAACTGAACCTGGTAGCTATACAGTAGTACCAGTGGAACAAGTTTGGGAAACTACTGGAACTGGTATTAATTCAGATATAGCCGTAGCATGGGGTGCAAGTACATTGAGCTTACATAGCAGTGGATATTATCTTTACAGGCCAACTCAACCTATATCACAGTTGAATACAACTGGTATAGGTTATAACCTAACTATAGATGCTACATATACTGCGTCAGAAGGAACAAATATATTTAAAGGTACAGGAAATACAAATGTATTTTCGCTAACATTTGCTATAAACTCAGCTGAGAATTTATTGGTAACAGTAGATGGTGTCGTACAAGAAATTAATACGATAATTGCGTCTGGATCAAATGTAACATTGATTAATACCCCACCTCTTAATAGTTTAATAAGTGTCACCGGGTTTAATACAAGTTACTTCAGCGTTGTAAATGATGAACAATTTACAGCAACGGCTGGTACTTATTTCTATCAATTGTTTACATTTCCTGGTAGTAGTGTACCACCTTATAACAGTATGTTAGTATTAAGAAATGGTAAGGCATTAATTCCACCGTTAATGGATAACTTTATAAGTAATGGTATACAAACAATATATAATCTTAGTTTTACTCCAACTTCTCTAGATGATTTTTATTTTTACTTAGAAAATATAAATTATGCATATAACGAAGGGTATCATGTCGTTGGAAATCAACTGCAATTATCTGAGATACCTCCAGCAGGAGCTAGGATATCAGTAGTATATCAACATCTTGCTGCCGGTATGCAATATAGTATAACCGGAAATTATATATTTGTACCAACAGTTGAAGCAGGAGATACGGTCAGAATTATTACATTTACTGAGGATTATAGTTATGGATGGGTAATAGATAATTCGTTCATATCAACTCCTCCGTTTACAGGCCCTAATGCGTACTATCTAGGAAATGGTGAATATCAATTGGCTCAAGTTTCATATGATCAGGATTCAATAATGGTATTTGTTGACGGTAATTTACAAGCATTGATGACTGATTTTACTTTTGCAAACAATGTAACTATTATAGAAACTATTCCAAATACAATAAGTGTTAGTGGTAATGCATATATATTAACTACTAGTAATGTAGCAAGTTTGAGTCCAGGTATGATAGTTGTTGGAAATACTCTTCCAACAGGATCATATATACAAAGTATAACAACTGGAAATGTAAATTCTATATTGCTTACTGAACCTGCATTAGATACTGGTATGTTTACAATGAACGCACAATCTATTAAATCTGTTGTGAGTTTTAATTCAGAATATGCGCCAACTCCAACTACTGCAAATGTTGTTATTGCTTATACTACTTTCCCTGAAAGTAAGCCACCTATTGCATGGAGAACTTTAGTGCAAGATAATGGAATATCCGAAACTATTGCAATAGATAATAAGAGAAAGACAAATACATTAAGTGCCGTTTATGTATATACAACTGAAATACAAATTGCTGACCTTACAGCAATAGGACCAGCACCAGGAGCAGTATGGATAGGTAATGAACTTATACAATACTCAGTTGTTCAACGAGCTCCTTTAACACAATATCTAAACTCTGGATTTATTAGTGGATTGAATAGAGGATCTGGTGT